GCAGAAGGCGGAATCGTGGGAGACATCCCCGAAGACATTCCGGTGACAACCTTCAGCGGATCCGGCGGAGGCAACAACGTCGAAATCAAGGTAGAGGTCAACCCGCAATTTGTAATCGAAGCCAGAGACGCAGGCTTTGATGGCGAGAGCTTGATCGCCGTCATCAAGGCGCACATCCGCGAAATGGTGGACGACATCGGCGATGAGCTGGCAGACCGCCTCGCTCGCGTCTTTGCAAATATGCCTGTGAAGGGAGGAGCGTAACGCATGGACTTATACCTGACCGAAAAAGACACCGGCTGGAGACTTTCATGGTGCCTCCTCCCGGAAAAGGTGAAAGCGAAGGCAGACAGCGACTTCATCACCTACAAATTCATCAACATCGGCGAAGTTAAAATACCGAGTGGCCAGAAGCTCCGCACATTCTCCTGGAGTGGAACATTCCCAGGACCGGCGATGCGTCAGATGCCGTTTGTAAAGACGGCGCTCTACCATTCACCGAAGGAAATGATATCCACCATCGAGAAGTGGAGAACAAACCGCACGGAACTGGTTCTGATGCTTACCGAGACACCGATATACGCCAACGTTTATCTGAAGTCCTTCACCTACGAGCCAACAGGCGGCGTGGGCAATTACGACTACACGATAGAATTCATCGAGGCGAAGTCGGCGACGGTTTATACCATCACGGAAGCGCAGACCACCCAGAGCGCCCAGAATTCGAACGTAGCGAGCGGATCGAGACCGACGACTAATTCTACCAACACCCCGACAAAATCGGAGCAGACGAAGACGTACACGGTCAAGAAGGGCGACTGCCTCTGGAACATCGCAAAGGCGAAGCTGGGAAGCGGAGCCAAGTACACGGCAATCTACGCGCTGAACAAAAAGACGATAGGATCAAACCCGAACCTCATCAGACCGGGAATGGTTCTGCTCTTGCCTTATTAAGGAGGTGCAGCACGGATGATTGACGTCAGCAAAATCACATACAAGACCTATCTGCTCCGGGAGAACGGCGAGCAGCTGGACATCACCGGAGCCTCAACAGACGTCGGCTGGGAGGAAAACGAGGGAGAGCTCGCACAGCGTGTCTCCCTCAACCTCGCCAACGTCGTCCACAAAGGCAGCAGAATGTCGACCCTGGCAAAGCCGAACTGCTACATCATCGTCAAAGCCGAATACGGCGGAGAATCTGAAGAAGTAGCAAGAGGCAAGATCACGGACTGGGCACCGGCGCGCTCCAGCACGTCGGACGCCCTCGACCTTCTCGGCTATGACGAATTATTCGACCTGCAGGGATCGCAAGACAACCGATACATCAGCGCAGGCGTAGGCACCAAAACCGCCCTGATGGGGATATTCAACGACTGGGGAATCCCGGTGGAAAAGTACGAAGGACCGGACGTCTCGCACGCGAAGACCACCTTCAAGAACGAATACCTATCAGACATCGCCCTGGAGCTTCTGGAGACCGCCCATAAGCACGGAGGAGCAGACTGCATCATCCGCGCCAGGAAGGGCAAGGTCTCGGTCGTTCCGAAAGGCAGCAACTCAACCATTTACTGCTTCGAGGAAGAGCGAAACCTCGAACTGACCAAGTACAAGATCAGCACCGGGGACATGGTAACGGTCGTCAAAGTCGTAGCTTCAGAAGACGACGACGGCCGCCAAGCGGTAGAAGCCATCATCAACGGCAAGACGGAGTACGGCAAGCGCCAGAAGATCTACGTCCGCGATGATGACGACTCCCTGGCGACCGCCACAACTGCCGCAAAGGAGATCCTCAAAGAAGAAGGCGAACCGGAAGAGACAATGAACTTCAAGGCACCAGACATCCCCTGGCTCCGTAAAGGAGACAAGGTGAAGGTGACCGCCCGCGTTTTCACCGGGTACGCTCTTGTCGTTTCCATTCAGCACAACGCCTCCAACAAGTCCATGAGCATGGGACTGGTGAAATACAACGCAGACGCCATCAAAGGCAGCGGCGCCGTACAATCCACAACCACCAAGAAGGACTACAAGGTCGGCGACATCGTCAACTTCAACGGAGGAAACCACTACTACACGTCGCAGGACGCAAGTCCGCGCGGCGGCAATAGAACCGGCGGCAAAGCAAAAATCACCGTCGTAGCAAAAGGAGCCAAGCACCCATACCACCTCATCGGCGGCGCTTATAACAACGTCGGCGGCAGCAGTAACGTCTACGGCTGGGTAGATGCTGGCTCGTTCAGTTAAGGAGGCGAGGACATGGACGAAGGAATGAACAAGCTCGCAAGAGTGCTCCACGGAAGGATGAAAAGCGAAAGAGAGGCGTTCTCCGCCCTCCCGCTTGACTTCGGAGAAATCCAGAAGGACTACAGCCTCCTCACCAACACATACCCGATACCGATCCCGAAAGCGGACTACCTCGTTCTCGAAGACTTAACCCTCGGAGAGACCGGGACGAAGCTCACAACAACCACCCAGAACGGCGCACACACCCACGGCAACAACGGAAGCCACGGAGGACACGTAGGCGGCGACGGATCCCATGAGCACGAAAGCAGCGGAACCCACAGCCACACCGTCCTCATTCCTGAAAAGCTCCGCTGGCTCAAGCCTGGCGACCGCGTCCTGGTGGCGTGGGTGCAGCACGACGCCATCGTCGTGGGAAGAGTCCGCCCGGCGACTGACATCGGATAGGAGGCGAAATCATGGCAGAAAAGAACCTATTCCCCGTCTTTGACGTGCCGGAGATCTCGGCGCCGACGCAGAGTGAAACGCGAACGTACAAACCGAGCGTATTCTTCGACTACGACAAGGGCGACTTCAGGCTTGATGGTGCCCATAAGATGACCGCCTCCACCGGCAAAGAAGCCTATATGCAATGGTGCCGCAAGGTCGTAATGACCGAGCGCGACGCCTGCCTCGCTTACAGCACAGACATCGGCATCGAAGGAGAGGCGGCGCTTGCAGAGGGCGACCACGCCGCCGTGGAATCGGCACTCGAAAAAACCATCACAGAGGCGCTCATGGTCAACACCCACACCGAGTACGTCCGAGGCTTTGAATTCAGCTGGAGAGCAGACGCTCTCTACATGGCATTCACAATCAAGGGCAAGGAATGGGAAGAAGAGACGATCAGCGTCTTATACCCAACGTAAGGAGGAAGAAGCATGGCAACAAATACCACATTCGTCCCGCCCGCCTGGCTGGAAGGTCAGGACGCGGAGACGATCCACGCGCGAATGATGCAAAACCTCCCTGACGACATCGACGACACCGAGGGCGGATTTCCGTGGGACTTCACGAAGCCGGCGGCGCTGGAAAAAGCAGAGCTGCTCGAATTCCACATGATGGAGACCACCAAAATCATGCACTATATGTTCTCCTACGGAATCTACCTCGACTACCACGCAAAAGCGGTAGGCATCACCAGAAAGGAAGCGAGCCGTGCTTCAGGAAACCTGCAGATCACCGGCTCACCCGGTACGGTTATCCCGAACGGTTTCCTTTTTGCCGTTCCGGCATCCGGAGACACAGCGGCGATCACCTTCCACACAACCGAAGAAGCGACCATCAACACCGACGGCGAAGCGACGGTACCTATCCAGGCAACCGAAACAGGTCCCATCGGCAACGTGGCCGCAGACACCATCATCATCATGGTGTCGCCTTCCATTTCAGGCATCGAGAGAATCACCAACCTCGAAAGCACCAGCGGCGGTGCAGCTGAAGAGGACGACGAATCGCTCCGCAGCCGAATCGGCGAAATTTGCGAAGCGTCGGACGCCTCCTTCGTAGGCTGCGACAATGACTACTCCCGCTGGGCGAAGGAGATCAACGGCGTGGGAGACGTTATCGTCATAGCAGAATGGAACGGACCCGGCACCGTGAAGGTCGTCGTCATGGACGCCAACGGACAACCGGCGAACGCCAAGATCATCGAGGACGTGGAGAACCACATCGTGGCACCGAACGACCGGAAAGCCAGACTGGCTCCGATCGGCGCAACGGTAACCATTACCGCCCCGACAACGGTCGACGTCGACGTCTCCTGCGACCTTACCATCGCAACAGGCGAAGACTACACCGCAATCGTGGCAAATATCGGAGAGAGCCTGAAGGACTACTTCGAGACAGCACAAAAGGAAGGCGTTATCAAGCGCAACCGCATCGGCTCGATTATTATCGGCACCGACGGCGTAGCGGACTACGCCAACCTCACGCTCAACGGAGAAACCGGCAACATCACCCTCGCGCTGGATGAATACCCGAACATCATCGGGCAGTTTGCAACTGCAGTCAGCGCCACGGAGGTGTAAGCGATGGACAAAAACTTCGATATAGAACACTTCCCGACAAAAGAAAGCGCCAAACGCATGATGAGCCGTGTATCGCCGATTTATGAGAATTCATACGTCGGCAAGTGGCTCTTCGAGGTTATGGGCATTGAGATGGACCAAGCACGACAACTCGTGGAAAGCCTCCGTCAGCAATGCTTCCTCGAACAATGCACCTGGGGCATCAGATACTGGGAGCAGCGGTACGGATTAGAGGTTGACGAAACCAAAGACCTCGAAACCAGACGCGCAGCGGTCATCGCAAAGCGAGGACGCAAGCAACCGATAACCCCAGCCGCCCTGGAAGACATTCTCGAAGCTCTCACCGGCAGAACGGTGGCGGTGGACGAAGACAACGGCAGCTACGCCTTCAAAGTTTCCATCGAGGAAGGAACCTCGATCGTGGACTACACGGCGATCATCAAGAAGATAAACACCGTGAAACCGTCCCACCTCACGTACAGCATCGAGCTGGCGCGAAAAGGGACGCTGACTCTTCACATCGGAGTAGCCAGCTACCAAGAGAAAAGCGTGATAATCTCGGAATTCGACCAGACAGGAATCAGCGATGTAACAACCCTTACGGACGAAAACGACGAATATCTGTGCGACGAAGACGGAAACATCTTCGTCGACGAAGAATAAGGAGGCGATCACATGGGACTCATCCCACAATTAACTGATGCCGGAAAAGCAATGATGATCAGAGCCATGACAGGCAGTACCCTCAACTTTACGGCAATTAAAATCGGTGACGCGAACGCCCCGTCTGCGCTGAAATCTGGCGACTACTGGTACGATACCGAAAACCAGACGCTGAACCAGTACATGGACACGTGGACGGAGAGTGCAGCGGGAATCACCGTAGGATCCAGCGAGCCGACCAACCCAGAGATAGGAGACCTCTGGTACAACCCATCCGTCGGCGCGCTTTACAAATGCACAAATGGATGGGTACAGGAAAGCGGAGCGAACATCACCTGCGCGACCAGCGCCCCGGAGAACCCGAACGTAGGCGATTACTGGTACGACACCGCGAACAACATCTTCTACGTCCGCAGCAGACTGTGGAGCAACGCCACAGGCGTCAGAATCAGCGTCAGAGCCGATGAGCCGACCAACCCATCCGTGGGTGGCTACTGGTACGACACAACGGAAGAGAAGCTGAAAATCTGCTCCGGAGGATGGCAGGACACCGACATACCGGTAGCCGCAGAACCACCTGCAGAAGCAAAAATCGGCGACCTCTGGTATGACACCGAGAACTCCGTCCTGAAGGTATGCGGCGGCACCGAGGAGGAAAAGACCTGGAGCGGCGCCGGCAAGAACTGCCCACAGACGCAGCCAAGCTCCCCGGCATTCGGAGACGTATGGTACGACGCCGAGAATTCCGTCATTCAGGAATACAAGGCGATCTGGACAGACGACACCGAGCACAACTTCACGTATAGCCAGACGGTACCTGAAGACCCGCAGGAAGGCGACTGGTGGTATGACACCACCCTCCACGTTTACGTCCAGCAATGGACGCGAGACACCGGAAGAACGTTCACCTACGGCGCCGTAGCAGCTGCAAACGCGAAGGAGAACGACTGGTGGTACAGCACCATAAACGACACCCTCTACACCTACGGCAGAGTGATGGCGCTCGACGATACGGACACCTTCGCCTACAGCGCAACCAGACCCGCTATCGCTTTTGATGGCGACTTCTGGTATGACACCGGCCGCAACATCCTCATGGAATACGCGTCCGGCTGGTTCATCGTTGAGGACATCGCATTCACCTATGGCGCAAGCCCGGCGAGAACCCCAGATGCCGGCGACTGGTGGTACAACACATCGAGCCAGCAGCTCTACGAGTACAACGGCGCACAATGGGTAGCCAACTACGCAACGATCACGTGCTCGATTTCACAACCGAACACACCGGAAGCGCTGACAGACCTACTCGACCCGATCATGACGGCGCCCATTACGGAGATCCTCAAGGGCAGCAACTACGTCAGCTTGACGGCAATGCTCTCGAACATGGATCTGACCGAAGGCTTCAAGTGGTCGGAGACTGGCGTATTCGCCCAGATCGACAACGAAGAGCCGGAGCTTTACGCTTACTGCAACGCCGGAGATCTGTACGATTACATCCCGGACAACACCTGCGGCCGTAACATCAACGAAACGTTCACGCTCCTGGTTATGGTAGGAGACGCAGAGAGCGTCTCTGCGACCATCGGCGAGGCGTCGGTATATGCAACCAAGGCAGAACTGAACAACCACATCAGAGACAGCGAGAACCCCCACCAGGTAACCGCAGCGCAGGTCGGTCTCGGCAACGTGGAGAACAAAGCGCCGTCCGACATGACGGTGAACTTCACGGAAGCAGCCAAGCTGGAGGACGTAAAAACCGGCGAGAAACTCTCTACTCTCTTCGGCAAGATCAAGAAAGCCATCAGCACTTTGATCCTGCACCTGAAGGCGGAGAACCCTCACCAGATCACAGCCTCAAAAATCAGCGCAGCAGCCGCGAACCACGCCCACTATGTATCAGGAGTATTCACCGGAAACGGCACGCAAAAGCGCTTGATTTCTCTCGATTTCACTCCTTCGGTGGTCATCCTTTGCAACGGCAGAGGTATGACCGGCGACGACATCGACGGCGTATGCGGCGGTATTGCCGTAGGCGCACACGGACTGCGTAGCAGACAGTGCACCGTGGTCTCTCACGAAACCACATGGAGCAACTCCGACACGGCGCTGCTCATTACGACAAATGGCTTCTACGTGAACTACTACAGCTCCACCAAAGTATCAACGAACAAGAGCGGCGAGACTTATCGCTACATCGCGTTCAAGTAAAGGAGGAACCACGACATGGGACTTAAAAAGCTCACCGAGAAGAAGGTAGCTACCAACCTCCTGGACGAAGCCTACGTCGTCGTTACACAACAGATAACTGACGACCAGGGCGAAGCAAAGGAAGCCGTGCGAAGAATTCCGCTGGCGACCTTCTTCTCAACGATCGGCGCAGATGTTGACTTCGACCAAGACGAGCAGGCGCTATACCTGCTCAACCGCGACGGAGTACGCATCGGCGTCGGAACAACCATCATCGCCGGAATCACCGGACTGCAGATGTACACCGAGGAAGACGACAACGCGACACAATACCTCGTGCTTGCCGACAGCAACGGCGTAGAGCTCTGTAGAACGGAATTCACGGTAACGGGATCCGGAACAGGAACCGCGTACACCTGCCGCCTTATCAACGGCATGAGCAGCGCGAACCTTTCCGTCCCTTCCGGTCAAGGATGCTCTCTGCAGTACGAATACTACGAATACTACGGCCAGGACAGAACCACCGTAGACGCAACGGCGCAGTACTTCGTAAAGACCGGCACCAGCGACTATCAGCTGGTGAAAACCGAAAGCATCAACCAGGGCACCCACACCGTGCCCGTTTCCGAATACCTGACTACCGGCGTGAACTACTTCAAGATCCAGGTAGCCGGCGGCGAAAGCGGAACGATCAAGACGCTGACCTTCACGATTAACGTGGTGGACATCGCCCTGACTTCCACCTTCAGCGACACCCAGGCATACAGCAGCAGTATCAGCTTCTTATACCGCGTAACCGGCAAGAGCCTCAAGAAGACGATGTACTTCTACGTGGATGGCGAACTTTACGACGAAGTCGACATCGGAACCAGCCACAACGTCCAGCTCACCGAGACGCTGAACCTTGCGAGGTACGGACACGGACATCACATCATGACCTGCTACTTCTTAACCGAGGACGGCGCGAGATCTCCGGAGCTGACCTACGACATTATGTTCACCACCGGAGAGGCAGAGACGATCATCGGCTCCACCTTCTCCGAAACAGAGGTCACCTTCGGCGAGACGATAACTGCAGACTACGTAGTATTCACACACGGAAGCGACTACACGGCGGAGGTTTTACTCGGCATCTATACGCTGGACGCTGCCGGCGAGAAGCAATACTACAGCCAGACCGCACTCTCCAACGTGGTAAACCAGAGCGTGCAAAAGTGGAACATCACCGACTATCCGGAAAGCGGAAAGATCTACCTGGAGATCGCAGCAGGCACAACCGTCCGCACCTTCGAGGTAACCGTCAACGCTATCAGCGGCGACCGAGACCTCTCCGGCGTAGACACCCGACTGATCGCGGCGTTCTCCGCTTCAGGCAGAAGCAACAACGACACCGCGCGAGAGGTGCTGTCCGCAGCGTACACCAGCAAGGACAACGTGCAGACGACCATCAAGGGCGCCCTTTCCGGTTTCAACTACCGAAGCAACGGCTGGGTGAGCGACGCAGACGGCTATCCGGTATTGAGAATCAGCGGTGGCGCTTCCGCACAGATTAACCTGCCGCTTTTTGCATCCTCCTGGAGAGACGACCAGAACCAGGACATCCAGCTCGCAGGCAGTCCTACAACCGCAGGGCGTACCTTCGAGATTTCCTTCAGAACGCAGAAGGTAACGGATGAAAGCAAGAGCATCATGACGCTTTACGACGAAGACAGCGGAATCGGCGTGAAGATCTTCCCTTCGAGAGCGTACATTCTGTCCGACGCGATGAGCATCGAGCAGGACGACGAAGGAAACATCCTCAACAAGAACGCCATCCCTTACGTTCCGTACTCTTCGACACAGGGCAAGGTGCGCTTGACATTCGTAGTCGAGCAGAACGGCTACTACAAAGAAGAGGACGGCACCGCAAAGCAGCTGATCCGAATCTACGTAAACGGAGAGATGGCGTCCGCCATTCCTTACAGCACCGACAGCTTCACCACCAGCAACGCAATACCGAAGCTCGAAGCCGAAGGCTGCATCTTCGACGTTTACACCATGCGCTTCTACGACTACGCGCTGGACGACGCAGGCGTGCTGAAGAACTTCATCGCCGACCTGCCGAGCACCAGCGAGAAGATCGAGGTCTATGACGCCAACGACATCGTGGACGACAACGACGACATCGACTTCTATTTGAGCATTCAGAAGTACGCGAGCATGGTGCTGACCGGTACCCTTTCCGCCTACAAGGGCGACAAGGTGAAAATCGGCTGCCAGCTCTACAAACCGGACGGCAGCACCGAGGACGGCTACTACATCGAATGGGACTACATGGAGCAGGATGCCGAAGGCAAATACGGAAACGTGAACAACGTCCAGGGTACCAGCTCCCAGTACTACCTGAAGAAAAACTACAAGATCACCTTCTACAAGCTCGTGAACGGCGAATTCAAGAAGGTCAAGGTGGTTATTATGCCCGGCATGACACCGGTCAACACCATCTGCGTCAAGGCGGACTATATGTCCCCGGACAGCGCAAACACCGGCAACTCCAACTACTGGCAGACGCTCCTCGAAGAGCAGACCCCGCAGCAGAAGGAGAACGCGGCATATCAGACATCCATCAAGGGATACCCGATCTTGATGTTCCACCGCGAAACCGAGGGCGACACTCCGACCTTCATCGGCAGATACTGCCTGAACAACGACAAGAGCAACGCGGAAGCATTCGGTCTTGTAACCGAAGGCGACAGCGGAAACAACACCGTCTGCCAGATGTGGGAATACCTCGACAACGCCGAGGATATCTGCAACTGGAAGACCGACAAACTTCAGGAACCCAGAACGGACAAAGATGGCAACTCCTACCCGGCATGGATGGACGCGCTGGAAAGCTCGTACCCGGACCAGGGAGACCTCGAAGACGAAGGACTGCTCCCGAACCTCGACCGTATGCAAATCACATACAGCTGGGTGGTTCAGAGAGCGAACTACCTCGCAGCAAGCAAGACCAGCGGCGGCGGCACGTACAACGGCGTGACCTACACGAACGACTACGACCTCAAGCTGGCGATCTTCAGGAGAGAATTCTCGTGGCACTTTAATGCTCACCATTTCGCGCATTACTTCATCGCCAACGAAGTACCCCTCCTTGTTGATAACTTCAGC